GCACCACCATCAGCATCCCGCATGATTGCCGAGAAGTGTTGGATACCCGAGCAGCTACCATCGATAGCGATAGGCAGGTGGCAGCGATAGCCCGTAGGATCCTTCAGATAGCCCGCCAAGGCTACGCAAGCAGCGAGGAAGCAGAACGGGGAGTCCGCCATCTTCCAAACGTCCATAGAGGCGATAGGGTCCTTTGCTACGGACTTGATCATCTCAATGTTCTCTTGGGTCCACTGGACACGAGCCTCGAAGGGCATCTTGTCGAGAGCGCGACCATCGATCTTGATAGCGAAAGTCGTAGCCACGTTCCACATCAGCCACGTAACGCCACGCTGTGTAAGGACCTCACCCTCTGCAAATTCAAACAGACCCTTGCAGTAGTCAGCACGTTGATGGTTGAAGCCGGGTTTTGCGTACACACGGCTGCGCCAGTCCAGAACGTGGGGCTGATAGAACCTATCTACCTCAGCGAGGAGCTTGGCTTCCTCAAGGTCGCGATCCACCACCGCATACTTCGCGTTGGAAATCTTGTTGTCCTTGCGGATACCCCACTTCACCTTGTCTTCAGCATCCTTCGGGACTGCCTTGCGGGGACCCGGGAGCTTGCCCACAGGGATACGCATATCGTGGCAGAACGTCAGGGCCTCGAGGACCGTACGGTTGATCCGCAGGGGAACCTCTTGGATCCCATTGAGAGCACCAACGAACGGAGCGTTCCCTTCGATGGCCGCAGAGATCAGCTTCTTGGTCATCGGATTGAACGTGTTAGCAATCTTCACGGTCTTGGCAACACGCACATCATTGTATGCACCAGTGTCGAAGGCAACCCAAGGGTTCGGCACGGTCAGCATGGCCTGATAGACCGGAGCCGTCCATTGTTGGCGATCCTTGGCTTTCTGCAGGGCCTCATGGGCAGCTTCGGTGAAAGCAACACACATCTGGATCTCACCAGAGTCTGGGTCAGTCTTCTCGAAGTGCTCGAAAAGTCCAGTCGATTGTTGCGCAATGAAGAACAATCCCGCGCCGACAGCGACAGACACCTCAGGGTCCATACCCGGCTCAGGGAACTGATCGAGCAGGGCTTCAGCAGCTTCAAGCTTCGCACGGGCCGACCGATTCATCCGGGGGTCCATGAGTTTCTTGTGAGCCTTCTTGTCTGCGTTCTTCAGGCGTTCGGTGGCAATAGCTACGCGAACCTCATAACCCAAGGTCTCGTACAGGGTCGTCAGCGTGGTTTCACTGGTGGCCGTGTTGAAGGTGTTCTTGAGTGTGATACCTGCCAGCAAGGTGTGATCCAGATTCTCCAGGGCCTTGAAGTGAGCAGCACGGTGGGACTTCTCCAACTCCGCAAAGTGAGCGAGACGAACAGCCTCGACCATCTTCGGTAATGCATTCTCAAACAGGCGTTCTTCAGCCTTGCTCAGGTCACCCATGGAGTGCGCAAACTCAGCATTGCCTTCGTAACGCTCCGCACCCTTGGCCAACATGCGCTCTTCCAGGGCGGATTGTGCTTCGTAGTTCAGCGCGATTTCAGTCATGTCTTGCTCCGTGGGTTCGTTGAGTCAGTGAACCGAGTATAGCCTGATTCACATCGCAACACAACTCAGAGTTGCACAAAAAATTTGAGGAGACACTAGGCCTTCTCTGCAATGGTAGGCAAATTGCCGATGTGCATGATTTCAAAGGAAATTTGCTAGAGGTTTTCTAGAGTTGACCCTCAGGTTACCCTCAGGAACCCTGCTCAGGACACTATATATAGACCAGAAATGTGAAATCAAAAAGTCCTTTAAAATCAATGACATCGGTAATTTGCCTACCATTAGAGAGAGACCCACAAAGTTGCACAACTAAGGGGTAGGGGATTCCTAAGGTAAACCCTAGGTAACCCTAAGACAAACCTAAGTAAGACCTAGGGTTGTTTCTCATTGTAATAACTATGTAATAAACCTAGGGACCCTTAGAGTCCTTATGAACCCAAAGAATCACAAGGGAGCCTCAGGCTTCCCCCATACAAACATCATCCGATACCTGCGCCTACGAGCACTCACTTAGGGTCCCTCGGATGAGTTAGGCACTGCCATTCGGTTGCCTTGGGGTTCCCTTGTGATTCTTTTTTCCCAATAACACAACACAATGCAGTACATGCTTAACAGAGAGAGTACAGAGAGATGAGCAACGCATCACTTCGGTCACAGCTTGTGGCCCGACGAACCTATCAGCGACCACTGAATGCTGAAGGGACAGTCTTCGAGACTTGGGAAGCCATGGTCGACCGGGTTATTGGTCATCAGATGTGGCTTTGGGATCGCGCTGCTGACAAGGCAGGCTATGACATTAGCGACAACCAACTTGCTGAACTAGGTGAGCTTCGTCAACTGATGATCGACCGCAAGGTTCTCATGAGCGGTCGCACGCTGTGGCTCGGGGGAACCAAGGTCGCAAAGAAGCGTGAAGCCTCGCAGTTCAACTGTAGTTTCACCCAGGTCGAGACCGTTCAGGATATCGTCGACTGTCTGTGGCTCTTGCTGCAGGGTTGCGGTGTTGGATTCAGTCCCATCGTTGGTCAGCTTACTGGTTTCCAGAAGCGTATCCCCACAATCGAATTCATTCGCTCTGAGCGCACCGAGAAGGGTGGCCGTGAGCACAACGTTGAGACCTTCAAAGATGGTGTCTGGACAATCAGTGTCGGTGACTCAGCAGAAGCTTGGGCCAAAGCCCTTGGAAAACTGGTCGCACATCAGTACAGCGCCGATAAATTTGTTTTCGATGCCTCGGCTATACGCCCCGCTGGTGAGAGACTTGCTGGATACGGTTGGATCTCCAGTGGAGACGAAGCACTTTGCACAGCAGTCAAGGCAATCTTCGAAATCCTCAACCGCCGAGCAGGTTCACTCCTCACTCGCATCGACATCCTCGACATCGTCAATTGGTTGGGCACGATCCTGTCCTCGCGTCGCAGTGCTGAGATTGCTCTCTTTGAGTATGGTCAGGACGAATGGCAAGAGTTCGCAGTAGCCAAGCGCAACTGGTGGGAATCGAACGTGCAACGTGCACAGTCGAACAACTCCCTCCTGTTCCGTCAGAAGCCTGCTCGTGCAGAACTGCAACATATCTTTGACTTGATGGTCGAGGCTGGTGGCAGTGAGCCCGGGTTCATCAATGGTGAGACGGCTATCAAGCGGGCACCTTGGTTCAAAGGTGTCAACCCATGCGCTGAGATTCTCCTCGGCAACAAGAGCTTCTGTAACCTGAGTGAGGTGGATGTTGGTAAGTTTGCTGGTGATTCTGCAGGCCTTCGTCGTGCTGTTGAGCTTGCTGCTCGTGCTAACTACCGGCAGACTTGTGTTGATCTACGTGATGGGATCCTCCAAGAAGCGTGGCACCGCAACAATGACTTCCTTCGTCTCTGTGGGGTTGGGCTTACTGGTATTGTGCGTCGACCTGATCTTCGAGCCTACGATTACACGGAACTGCGTCGTACTGCTATCTCTGCTGCTTATGGTATGGCTGACGAACTCGGAACTCCGCGCCCTAAGAACGTCACAACGGTAAAGCCCTCGGGTACCCTCAGTAAAGTCATGGATACCACTGAGGGCATGCATGCTCCCCTTGGGCGCTATGTGCTCAATAACGTGAACTTCGGTAAGCATGATCCTCTGGTTCCCCTGTGTCGTTCTGCAGGATACAAGGTCATCCAGAATCCGAGTGATGCTGAGGCTGTGCTGATCACCCTCCCGGTCAAATGGGATGGCGTACCGTTCTCTAAGTTCCTCAAGGACGGTGTGGAACTCGAAGTGAACCTCGAGACCGCTATTGACCAGCTTGAGCGCTACAAGATGCTCATGGAATCGTGGTGTGACCAGAACGTTAGTGCAACGATCAGCTATGGTGTGGATGAAGTCCCCGCTATCGTCGATTGGTTGCTCGACAACTGGAGCACGTACGTAGGTGTGAGCTTCTTGTTCCGTGCGGATCCCACAAAGACCGCTAAGGACCTCGGGTACCTCTACCTTCCTCAGGAAGTCGTAACGAAGTCAGTGTATGACCAGTATGTAGCAAATCTTCAACCGATCGATCTGAACAGCACTGCACAGGACCTTGACCTTGAATTGGTCGACGAATGTGCCGGTGGTGCCTGCCCGATTCGGTGATGTAGTAAGTCTAGTGACCGGGGACGAGACGTGCCCTGAGATAACCTAGCGATTCCCGTGGGAAGCGGGATCCTTTCACTAACGGAAGAATAGCTGATAGCGGCGATTGCTATTCAGGTGCAATTCCTGACTTCCGACCAGAACTAATGTGCAGAGCCTAAGCTGACTCTGCGTCCCACGCTCGTAAGGCGATGGGTCGTTAAGCCAGTACCTCAGGGTCTAAGTATGATGTGAAACGAAGCGCCGCTCTTGTATACGGAGCCGTGTTGATACTTCGTACTTAGATGACCAAGATGCGCCAGTAATGAGCCACAAGTTCTACCCGAAATCCCAAATGCAATGTTTGGGTCTCGATTCCCTGTGATCAGGGGGATCTGAGCGTGCCTTGTTGGGGAGCCTCATTGGTCTCTCTCCTCTCTCTCCCTTTGGGGTCCGACAGGGCACTCTCAGATTTGAGCAAAATATTTCTAGGCCTTCTAGTTGGAACGGCTGGCCATTTTCGGATTTTATAGATCAATTGGAAAACCCAAACAAATTTTGGGTATCTCCAGGTCACCCTTTGCATCCTTCCACAGACCCTCGCTCGTTCTGAGCAATCCCAAACCCCCAAAAATACCCCATTTTCGCCCTCTCGTATCCCAAAACTGGTATAGAAACGCCTAGACCAAGGGTCGCGCACCATAGCCAAAGTACCCTTGGATAGCAAGCGTTCCCTAGCTTTCCTACCCTGCACCCCTCTAGGACCCAAATACAGCCCTTTTGAGCTGTTCGGGAGCCTCAGGCTACCCATGTAGCTCCCTAGGTCTCCGAGCGGTTCCTAGCACCATACGGGACCCTAGAAACCATACGCACGCATGCTTCCGCCCCTCGGATAACCGAAGGGACGAACGGACACGGGCACACACACAAGCACGAAACCCCCAGGGGTTACCTAGGGTCTCTAGTTTGTCTGCGGTTGCCTAGCTAGGGTTACAGTTCGTGAATGAACCGTAGTCCACGCAGGTATAGCTAGGTGCTTGCGGTTGCCGATACTTGGTCCTACTGGCGCCCACAGTCTGCCCCAGGCTACTTAGGCCCTCAGACCAAGCTTGAGCCTGTTGAGGGGTCATAGTGGAGCCCGCGCAACCCGTAAGGGAAGAAAGGGAACCCAGGGTAACCAAGGTAATGAGAATAGTTTTCATGTTCTGTTTAATTGTTAGGTCAATTATTGTGATAGGTAATGCGCACGTAATGTAACCCAAACGACAAAACCCAGGGGAATCCCTAGGCTTTCTCGTTTGCGCTATTCATCACATCAGTATCTCCCTGCGATAAGCCAGGAAGCGTACATCTTTGCCCATTTGGGGCGCCCGTGTTTGATGCATTGCAAAAGTACTCTAGCAGTAACGCTCATTTGGATTCCCCTTGGTTCGTGCGAATGATCCGGATGTTACCCGGTAGCCGTATTTCAACAGGGCCCTGCATGGTCTTCGCTAGTTCCTCTGCGAGCGCCCTGGTTAGATCATGGATCAGTGTAGGCGTTGGTTCGATAGCCCGCGAGTATGCCTCTAGGGCTTTGGTTACTGGGCGTACAGAAGGTCTCATGCTACGTCAATAGTCACGTTAGCCAGGAACCCAGAGGTATCCACAGTCACATTGTCCGGCAAGCGGTCCATACGGAGACCAAGGGAACCTTGGATAAGGCCCTTCCGGATACGTGCCAGCATGCCAGGGAAAAAATCACTGTTGGCATATGCGCCAAACTTAGGGTGATTCCGTGCTTCGTTCATATCCACATGATTACGCTTGAGCGTCGGAACCGCAATGTACTGATAGGAAACCGTGTCATCCATGTTGTAGACCGCTTGCATCTTGGCTTTGAATTGGATTTTCATGGTGTGCCTCAGTTAGCTTGATTCGAGATGTAGAACAGATCAGGTACCGCAGCTTCCTGCAGGGCGACTAAGGCTTCCTCCAGTGTGAGGAACCGTAATAACGCTTTGCCTGTGAAACGATGGACTAGGCTGAACATGGGTTTTCCTTGGTTAGCTGTAGATGTAGCCGTTATCACCTGCATACAGGTCTACTCCCCCGTAAGGCTCACTAGCCTTCGAGAGTGCTTCGCCCACCTGACCCAAACCACGGTCCCAGAATCCCGCACCGTGCCCATTACGGGTAAGCCAGAAGTCATGCCCGATTTGTGGGTCTGAGAGTCCTGACACAACCAACAAGGATTCGTTGGAATCCACGAAGTCAGTCACATCCTCAATAGCTTCCGCCAGTGTTTCGGCTG